GGGTAGGTGACGGGCTCAACGACCAGGGCGCCGGTGCCGCGCTTGATGCCGGCCGCGACGAGGCGGCGGGACGGGGAGGGGGTCTCACTCATGACGCCACCGCCTGCCGGCTCTGCCGGTACTCGGCGCGCAGGTTCACCAGCTGCCGGTGCGTGTCCCGCATCTCTTCGAGACGCCGGGTGAGCGTGCCGATCAGGGTTTCGAGGCCGTCCGGGTCGAGGCCCTCGATCCAGCAGTCGTCGACCAGCTCGATGTCGACATGCGGCATCCGCTGTGAGATCCGCTTGTCGAACGGGTCCACGTTGATCATCGTCCGGAGGACGGTGTACTCGTCGATGTCACCGTGGAGGTTGACCGGCAGGGTGACACTCTGCGACTTCTGGAAGCACCAGATGTCGTCACGGTGCGTCGGCGTCTCCATGTCGCGGCTGTGATCAGCCACGCACCCCGGCATGCAGGTGACCTGCAGACGGTCACCGGTCACACGGTCAACGAACGACCAGGTGCGGGCGCTACTGCGCTGGACGGGAGCTGTAAGCTCGGAAGCATCCATCAGGGGAACCCTTCAGTGATTCCTGGTGGTAGGGCCGGCCTGCGAGGTAGGAGTCGCGGTGTCCGGCCCGATCTTCATTTGTGCTATGCCCACAGGCTTCGCCTGGTAGGAGAGGGCACAGCTAGTAGGCCACAAAGCCACTGGCCTTGCGTCTACTTTGTTGCAGGACCAGCATGGCACGAGAGGCGTCCCGGCCGCAACAAAGTGGACGGATTTCCTGGCGGCGCGTCTAGTCGGTAGACGCGCAAGCGTGAGAACATGCATGGCATGGCAGCGAACACCCCGACACTCGACAGCGCCGAGCAGGCGTCCTGGCTTCGGAAGCTCGACAAGGCGACCGCTGCCCACGAGAAGACCCGCCAGCGCCTTGAGGCGACCATCGCCGACGCGCGAAATGCAGGCATTCCTCTGACTGCGATCTCGGAGCACACGCCATACAGCAGGGAGTGGGTCCGCAAGATCACGGCACGAGTGAACGCTGAGCGCGATAGCACCTAAGGCGGCACAGGTGGGATTGCTGGAGCACTTGTTCATGCCTTGAGTCAACAGCCGGTTGGAACCGGCAGCCATGACCAGGCGATGCGGTGTTGATGCAGTCAGCGTGCACCCCCAGTGCAGAACCACGGATACGGCACCGATAGGGGCGGATAGTGGACATCGTCGAGTGGACCGGCCGCACAGCGTGTGCTCTGCAGCAGGCCCTCCGGATGACGAATGAGCAGTTCGCCAACCATCTCGACGTAGCTGTCCGCACCGTCGCCAGCTGGCACTCAAACCCTGGCCTGGTGCCGAAGAACGACACCCAGCAGCTCCTCGATACCGCCTACGAAAGGGCCTCCCCCTCTGTGCTCCGACGCTTCGCAGTCCTCACCCGACCGAGCTCCAGCCCGGTCGAGGCCCAGGCGCTGCGGGTGGCGATCGCGGTCGTAACCCGCGGGGACGAGGTTCTGCTCGTGTGTCGACGCGGCTCGGATGCGCTCACCTGGCAGTTCCCGGCAGGGGTCGTAAAACCGGGCGCTTCTCCCGCTGTAGTGGCGGTCGAGGAGACGCAAGCGGAGACCGGCATCCGATGCACAGTGCGCGAGCGCCTGGGGTCGCGCGTACATCCGACGACCGGGGTGGTCGCCGAGTATCACGCTTGCGACTACCTGATGGGCGAGGTAGAGAACCGCGACCCGATCGAGAACGCCGACGTGGCGTGGGTGCCCCGCGCGGCCCTCACCCGCTTCATCCCCGAGCAGTCCATCTTCCCGCCGATCCTGGAGGCGCTCGCATGACCGACCAGACCGACCCTAAGCCGGGCATCTCCGCGGCGATCATCGTGGATCAGAACCGTGTGCTCATGGTCCGCCGTCGCGTGAAGGAGGGGGCGCTCAGCTGGCAGTTCCCCGCGGGCGGCATCGAGGCCGGGGAGTCGCCGGAGGATGCCGCGGTCCGGGAGACGCTCGAGGAGACCGGTCTCGAGGTCAAAGCCATCCGGCTCCTCGGGCAGCGCGTGCACCCGAAGACCGGCCGCCAGATGTCATACACGGCGGCCGAGGTCGTGGCCGGCGAGGCGCGCGTCGCCGACGAGGAGGAGCTCGCCGAGGTCGCCTGGGTGACGCTCGGGGAGATCGCCGACTATGTGCCCTACGGGCTGTTCGGGCCCGTGCAGGAGTACCTCGACGAGGTGCTCACCGAGGCCACCACCTGACCGCCACGACAGAGGAAGCCGCGTAGCCAGACGCATGTGTAGGCCCTGCCGTCGTTGATGGCGGGGCCTACACCTGTGCCAGTGCAGCTACCTACCCGGCGACTCACCCGGATGACGCAAGCCAAGTTGCGTCAATGCTGCACTGGTGCTGTGCAGACCCCAGGGAATCGATCACACATGCGAGACCGGTGACCGTTTTGGGTGGGGCAAACTAGTGCGATCGGGGCGAGCAGCAAGGGTGAAACTCTGATTGCAGTACGCCTTGGAAGGTGTATCAAAGCGCAATCACGGCTATGCTCTAAGGGTCAGCAGGAGCCCTTTGGCGGGCTGCCGGGACAAGGTCGGAGCCAGGCAACTGGATCCTCCACCAAATGGTGGTAGTGGCCCCCGGAGCCCCCCAAGGGGCTTCCTGTCGTCTACGCCACGCTCCACTTCTTCCACCAGCAGCGGGTGGTCACGAAGCTGGCGTCTCCCATCACTTTGACTCCGTAGCCGAGGAGCGTGCCACCCGGTGACCGGTAGAGCTGGTGCTTGCACAGCAGCAAGTTCTCGGCGCAAGTGTTGTCCAGTTTGGAGCCAGTGAGTGCGACGTTGAGCAGGCCAGCGTGGATGTCGGCGAGCTGGATGCCGTCCCAGTCGGTTCCGGTCCAAGCTGGAGGCCACTTGATGTACTGCCAGGGGACGTTGTAGGTCTCGACACGCCCCTGCCGCACCCAGTCCAGATAGCCGGCGGTGTCTTTGTGATCCATGCCCTTGACCGCTCCGAGGCGGACGATGGCCAGGCGGGAGCCGCCTTCCCAGCGCTTCGCAGCGTGAGCGACGCGCTCGAGCAGGAGCCGGGTGGTGTAGTTGTAGAACCGGACCCCATTTGCGAGCCCTGGATAAGAGCGGATGGCGTCCTTGGGTGCGATGACGTGGACGACCTTCGCTGAGGGCATCTGCGCCAGAGACATGGCGGCCCGCAAGCGCCTCTCGGGGTGCTTGCGCTTGAAGTGATCAACCCAGTGCAGAGGGGCTGTGGTGTTGGGCCTACTGGCGTGGATCATGTGCCGCAAACCCCCGGCCGTGTACCGGACGTTCCAGTCGTCCTCGGCAGGAACCATGAGGGCGGTCATGGCGAAGAACGTTGAGGAGTTCTGCGCCAGTCCGCGGTCTCCGGTTTCGTCGATGTAGACGCTCAGCTTGGGGAGCGCGCCGAGTTCGGCGGGGGTAAGCGGCAGGCGGTTCATGGCAGCCGCCAGCGGTGAGTGGCGTAGCGGGGCGCGCTACGGTTGGGAAGCGCCACGGGAGGGTGGACTCCTTTGGTCATGCCCCCGGTGGCCGGCACCGCCGGGGGCGCACTTCTGCTTGGTTACCGTCCGGTCAACTCCCGTTACTCGTCCGGCTGGATGACGTTACACCGAGCAGTCGGCTTGTCCGGTAATCGATATGTGTGGGCACTGCCACGTACCGAGCGTTTGTGCAGTTCAACCCCTTCGGAGCGCTTCCCTGTTAGGCCGCTGCCCGCCGTTCGGCCATGGGCAGCTGGAGTACTTCGGCGTGCCCGTACTGCTCGCCGCAGGCGGGGCAGCGGGCGCCGGGGGTGTCGAGGGTGACGTGCATGGTGCCGTGGCACTGGTCGGTGGAGCAGGTGACGGTGATGCGGCGGGGCGGCTTCTCGCCGGTGATGAGCCGCTCGGCCTGGGCGGTGGTCTTCCTCAGCTCGGCGGCCATTTCCTTCACGGCGGGGTGTTCGTCGCAGATCATTGGCAGGTTGATGGCGAGGATGTGGCAGGCCCAGTCAACTATGGCGCTGATCGACGTGTAGTCGGGGATGGTCCAGTTCTCACGTTCGCAGAGGTCGCGGGCCCAGCCGCCGACGACGCCTTCGATGCCGCCGCGGGCCCTCAGGTCGAGGGCGTCTCCGCCGGGCATGCGGCTGCCGGGGGTGCCGGAGACGACGGGCCCTCCGCCGCGCCGGCCGGGCTGGAGGACGTCGGCGAGGGCGCGGTACAGGGCGGGGAGGGCTTCGAGGTTGGCCCGCATCCGGTCTTCGCAGCCGGGGTGGACGCGAGGGCGGGACGGCTTGTCGCACACGGCGCAGGGCCAGGACTGCGGTTCGACGGCGGGCTGGGTCACGGCGGTCTCCGTTCGGGCGGTGCGGGTGCGGTCAGGCGGAGGGCGGCTGGGCGGGGAGGTGCTCGGCGAGGTGGTCGCTGTACATGGCGAGGGCGAGTCCGATCTGGCGGCCCCAGCCGTGGGGGTCGTTCGGGCGGCCGGCGGCGTCCCATTCCTCGCCGAGGTCCTGGAGGGTGGACCAGTAGGCCCGGCAGGAGTCGCAGGCGCTGGTGCTCTCGACCCGCTGCCAGGTCACGTGTCTGCCTTCCAGTTGGGCCCGCGGAGTGCGGGCGGCACGTCGGCCGTGGTGAGCGGGGCGAGGACTTCCTCGGCGCGTGCGCAGATGGCGGCCAGCAGACGGCGCTCGCCGGCGGCGTCTTCGCAGTGCCCTGTGTGCTGCCAGCCGCAGTCGTCGCAGAACGGGGGCCAGGCCGCCGGGTCGGTGACGTACCTGATGTGGAGGTCGGTCACTGCTGCCACCCGCTCTGCAGCGCGGCGCGGAGTTCCTGGAGGGCGTCTTGCCGTTCGGGCCGGTGGGCCCAGGCGTCGGCGAGTTCGATGACGCGGGTCACGTCTTGCTCGGCGCTGCGGTGGAGGGCAGAGGCGATCCCGACGGCGGCGAGGGCTTCGGCGATGGCGGGCACACGCAGGACGGCGTCGGCGTGCGCGTACCAGGCCGCCCGCGCGTGGTCCCAGCCGGGTTCGGCGGTCAGGAACGCCCTAGATCCGGCGTGGCCCGCCAGCATCTCGGCGATCTGGTCGCGGAGGGCGGCCGGGGCGGGGGCGGCGTGCCAGCGTCGGTCGTCGCCGCACAGCTGGCAAAGGCCGGACGGTGTGAAGCCGGGGCACGAGTCGCTGGGCGCTGGGAAGTTCTTGGCGTAGGCGTCCATGTGCGGGGCCCAGCCGGGCACGAAGCCCTGTGCGCCCGCCTGAGGCCCGTTCGTCGTCTCGGCGCCGCTAGGCCCGTTCTCGGGCTGCGGGGCGCTCTGTGCCCCCGTGGAGCCGTCTGTGGGGCTGGTGTTGGGGTTCATGCGGTGTTCCTCTCGTCGCGGATCGGCCGTGCGGGCGCCTGGCGGCCTGTGGCGGGCGGGTTGGGAACGTGGCGCCCGGACGGGCTTTCAGGCCGGGAGACGGGCGCCTGGGCGGCTTCGCGCCCCATCTCCACCTCGTCGAGGCGGATCAGCCCCGTGCGAAGGGCGATGGCAACGGCGTGAGTTCGGGAACGGGCGCCGAGCGTGTGGGCGACGGTGGTCAGTCGGACGTGGATGCCGACCTCGGTGGTGTCGAGGCGGCGGGCGATCTCGCGGGAGGTGTAGCCGTTGGCGCTGAGGCGGAGGGCGGCGAGCTGGCCGGGGCTGATCCGGTCCGGGCGGCGGGGCATCAGGACTCCAGGACGTAGCCGCTGCGGCGGGGCTTGCCGTCGCGGGTGGTGGGGCTGTCGTGGAGGCTGCGGACGAGGATCCAGCGCCCACGCTTTCCGTCCTGCGCGTCGACGATCCAGGCCTGGTCGTGGCCGGGGGTGTACCGCTCGATGCGGATGCGGGGGCCGCCTCGAGGGTTGGCGGAGCGGTAGGTGCGGCCGGGCTGGATCACAGGAGGTCTCCGATCAGGGTCACGTTCTCCACGTCGCGGTAGGCGCGGAGGTGGCGGGGTATGGCGGTGGGGCCGTGGAGGTCGAGCCAGGCCTGCTCAAGTTGCCGGTCGAGCTCGTCCGGGTCGTCGGGCCAGTCGCACGGCTCCGGAGCGGCGGTCACTGCCGGCCGCCGCGGGCTATGGCGGTGGCCTCAGCGAGGACGGCGGCGATGTCGCGGAGGGCCTGGTCGACGGCCGTCTCGTCGTCGTGCTCGTGCCGGTCGTAGCGGGCGAGGACGTCCTGGGCGTGCTCGAAGCGACGGAACAGGTCGGGGTTGCCAGCGATGACGGCGTCCCGGTCGGCGGCCAAGAGCTGGGCGGGGGTCATCGGGCGGTCCCCGTCGGCTCCAGCGCGTCGAGGAACGGCTCCCAGGTCTCGCGCATCGCCACGGCGCACTCGTACAGCCACGCGCGGATCTCGGGCTCGTCCTCGGCCGTCACCGCGACATCGACGGAGCAGTTGAACCCCTTGCGCTGGATCACGAAGAACAGCGACAGCAGGTGTACGTCGTCCGACTGCTGCCAGTCCCAGCGGAACAACAGGTTCAGGTCACGGTCGCCGGTGACGAACAGGGTCTCGTCGCGGAACTCCTGCCAGGAGGAGAACCGGGTGTGCTGGCCCACCTTGAAGTAGTTGCCTTCGGCGCAGTAGTACGGGTGGTCGATCTCCCAGAGGTGGCGGCTCATCGGTGTGCCTTTCGGGTGGATGGGGCGGTCAGGTGGGGTGCGTAGGCTGGGTGGTGGCCGCCCCCGATTGCCCCGGGGGCGGCCGTCGTGCATCACGGGGCAGGGGTGGCTTCCGCGGCGTCGAGAAGGGCCAGCGCGTGAAGCAGGAGGGCCCGGCAGACGGCGCGCTCCCTCGGGTCGCTCGGCGGCTGGTGGTCGACTGCGGTAACCGACCCACGGTCGGTGTGGCAGTACACGAGTGCGGGGCCGATCTCAGACGAGACGTGCAGCGTGGTGGCCATGTGTGTCTCCTTGGGTGGGGTCGTGGCGGCGGTCAGGCGGCGGGCTGGGTGGCGGCGCGGATGAGTGCGGCGGCGAGCGGGACCGGGCAGGCGTTGCCGATCTGCTGAGGGATGTCGTTGCCGCTCCAGGGCCAGTCGGCGGGGAAGCCCTGCAGCTGGCCGGCTTCCGAGTGCGTGAGGCGCGGGAGTTCGCGGCCGTCGGGGTCGATGAGCCGGAGTCGGCTGATCTTGCCGGTGACGGTGAACGCCGGTTCGGCGCTGGTGCGGCGTCCGCGGTTCTTCGGGTCGCCGCCGGTGCCGTAGTTCGACACGACGGTGAACGGGCCGCGGTCGAGGACGTCGCCCATCGACAGCCACGGCAGCAGGCTCGGGTCGCCCTCGTGCTGCGGGATTCCCATGCGGTACGGGCGGTGCGTCGGCGCGGGCAGGGTCGCCTTGCCGTCGAGGCGGGCGACGAGGACCGCGCGGCGGCGGGTCTGCGGCACCCCGTACTGCTCGGCCCGCAGGATGCCGGTCGCCACCGAGTAGCCCTCGGCGCGGAGGACTTCGGCGTAGGCCTGCCATACAGGCAGGGCCTGCTGGACCTGTTCGAGGACGATCGCCTTGTACGGCCGCCCCATGTCGACGGCTTCGAGTGCCCAGCGGAGCGGTTCGAGGACGAGGCCGGTGCGCTCGTCGGCGAACACGGCCGGGGTCGGCTCGCGGGCGGCCATGGTCTTGGTGGCGTCGATGACGCGGGTCATCTCGAGCCGGCCCGCTCCGGCGCCGGCGATGGTGAACGTCTGGCACGGCGGCCCACCGGCGAGGACGGTGCTCTTCGGGAAGTCCTTCGCCCCGTAGGTGCGGACGTCGCCGTGGACGGTGGCCAGGCCGGCGGCAACCCGGGTGGCGACGGCGTTCGCGTCCCATTCCAGGCCGATGCTCGGGTGGCCGAGCTGTCGGGCCGCGGCATCGATGCCGCCCGGCCCGGCGAACAAGTCGACGATCATGCGGCTTCCTCCGTGCGTCGGTTCCGGCGGGTGGTGTAGGCGGCGGCGGAGCGGGTGGTGGCCCAGCGGTGGCCGCAGCGGCAGATGTAGCCGTGGCCGATCTGGTCGCCGCGGCGGATCTCCTTCGCGGGCGGTATCCCGCGGGCCAGGCAGCTCGGGCAGGTGTCGGTCATCGGCCCGTCTCCCCGTGCTCGAACCGGGCGGACCGTGCTGCCGCATAGGCCTCACTAACCGGCGGGTGGTCGAGGATCGACGTCAGCACCCACGGCCCGGAACCCGCTGCGGGGCCCTCGATGGGGCTCTCGTAAGGGTTCGGGTCGCCGAGCGGGTGCTCCCGGCCGATCTGCATCACGCCGAGGTCGGGCCCCAAGAGCCCCTTGACCATGCAGGGCACCCCGAAGATGTTGCGCAGGAAGGCGTGCATCGGCGGGGGTGTCGGCTGGGGTACGGGGCCGAGCAGCATGACGGGCCCGTCAAGCCCTCCATCGGCGATGGCCTCGCTGAGGAGGTCAAGGTCCAGAGCCTCGTCGGTGCCTTTGACCTCCACCCAGAGGGACTTGTCGGTCCAGGTGCGGCGCAGCTTGAAGTCGGGGAGGTACGGCCGCTTGTGTTTGCCGATGAGGAAGCCTTCGGGCTCGTACTCCCAGGCGACGCCAAGGGTGTCGAAGAAGACGGCCCAGCGTGCCTCGAGGCGAGAGCGGAACCGGCACCCGGCGTAGCGGGTTTCGATGGGCTGGATGGTCACGCTGCCCCCATGTCGACGATGTCGGCGTAGTGGCCCTGCCAGCCGACGGTGACGGTGGCGTTGTGGCCCATGCGGTTCTTGGCGACGATGAAGTCGAACTCGCCGGCGCGCAGGGACTCGCGCTCGTAGTAGTCCTCCCGGTGCAGGAGGATGACGATGTTCGCGTTGTTCTCGATGCCGCCCGACTCGCGGAGATCGGACATAGTGGGCGTCTTGTCGGTGCGGTGCTCGCTGACGCGGTTGAGCTGGGCAGCGGCAATGACCACGATCTTGAACTCCTGCGCCAGGGCCTTCAGGCCGACGGCGATCGAGTCGACCTCGATGACCCGGTTCTGCGCCTTGGTCTCGGCCTTCGCGATCTGCAGGTAGTCGACGATCAGCGCGGCGGGCAGCTCGCCCTTGGCCTGCAGCTGTCGCAACCGGCGGCGCCACTTGGACACCGGGACGGCGGGGGTGTCGTCGAGACGGAGCGGCGAGCGGCGGATCCTCTCGCGTGCCTCCCGGACGGCGGCGTACTGCTGCCTGTCCAGGGTTCGGGCGCGGAGGCCGTGCAGCGGCACGCGTGCCTCGGCGGCGATGAGCCGCTGGCCCATCTGCACGTGGGACATCTCCATCGAGGAGATGAGGACGCCGCGGCGGTGTTTGATGGCGACGTGCCGCCCGATGCCCAGAAGGACGAGGCTCTTGCCCATAGCCGGGCGGCCGGCGACGACCACCAGGTCGCCCGGTTCCATGGGTGCCACGGACTGGAGGTCGGCCCACGGGAGGGGCAGGACGTCGTCGCGCGGGTTGTCGTACTCGTCGAGTACGGCGTCGACCACGCGGTCGAGCATCCATTCACGGGAGTCGGTGCCGCCCTTGGCGGCCGTGGTGAGCTCCTGCAGGTTGGACGCTGCGGTGTCGACGATCTGGGCGGCGGTTTCGAGGTCGGCCTGGGCCTGGTAGCCCATCTGTACGAGCTGGGTGCCCGTCTCGATGACGGCCCTCAGGAGGGCCATGTTCCTGAGGACTTCGGCGTAGTGGCCGGCGTGTGCGGCGGTCGGCACCGAGGAGACGAGGCTGGAGATGTAGGCCCTGCCGCCGACCCTCTCGAGGACTCCCTGCTGCTGGAGCTGGTTGGTGACGGTGATCGGGTCGAGGGGCTGCCCGTTGGCGTACAGGGCGAGCATGGTGTTGAAGATCGTGTCGTGGGCGGGCCGGTAGAAGGGGTGCTTCACGCCGTCGATCACTTCTGCGACGTCGAGGACGGCGGTTCGGGCGAGCATCATGCTGCCGAGGACTGCCTGTTCGGCGTCGGCGTCGTTGGGCGGGACGCGTTCGAAGCTGGGCGGGGGCTCGTCGTAGTCGATCACTGGTGTCCTTGGTTAGGCCGCGTCGGCGGTCTGGTTGGCGGGGTGGCAGTCGGGGCACGGCTTGCTGGTGCCGGGAGTGGTGCGGAATTTGGGGTTGAACTCGGCCGCGGGGTTGCCGTCTCCGCATGCGCCGCACCAGCGAGGCAGTGAGGGCCCGGTCTTGGGTGCGGCTTGCTGCGGGGCCTTGGGCAGGTCGTTGATCCGGATGCGGAGTACGGACGAGTGCCGGTTGATGCCGTTCGGGTTCTCGGTGAGCTTGGCGGCGAGCTGCTCGTCGAGACGCCAGCCCTGCTCGGTGATGACCTCAAGCAGTTGCGGGGCCATGGCTTTGGCGGTGACGCGGCCGACGGACCACGGCTCGGGGAGGTCTCGAAGGAATGCGGCAGCGGCGTCGAGTGCCCCGTGGTCCTGCTTGCTGCCTCCGGCCTGCTCCGGTACGGCGCCGCGGGGGGTCACGGTGGGAGGGAGGGAGGTTGTGGTTAGGGGGATAGGGTCTCCCGCCTGGGTGACCATTGACTCCCTAGCGGGTGACCTTTCTCCCTTATAGCCCTCCCTGCCGGGTGACCTTTCGCCCTTGAAGGTCTCCCTAGCGGGGGACCTTTCGCCGTCGAACCAGCTATTGGTCTCCCTGTCGGGTGACCTTTCTCCTTCGTCGTTCCAGTAAGGGGCAGGACGGCCGGGGAACTCTGACTCAAGTGGCACGCGGAACGTGCGCTGGTGTCCGCGGTGGGCGTAGACCAGCTGCCCCCGCTTGTTCGTCAGCGGCTTACCGTCCCGGCCGGCGACGGGTACGCGCAGCTCGATGCCTCGGGCCGCGAGCTTGCCGAGCACCTTGCCGATCTGCGTCTCGTTCTCGAAGCCGGTCTTGTGCAGCAGCTTCGCCATGAACAGCCGGCCGTACCCGATCCGGCTGTCGTCCCATACGAGGTCAGCAATGGCTAGGGCGACGACGCGTTCGCCGGATGAGATCTCCTGTGGCAGCCGGTCCTCGAACCAGCGGCGGAGCTCGTAGCCCATGAATTCCTTCTCTCGGGAGGGGTGTCGCGGTGGTGATTGCGGCTGCGGCGGACAGCCCTCATGGAGGCTCAGCGGGGGCGGGGTTGAGTCCCTCCTGGCTCTTCAATACTAGCGCGGGGTGTGTAGTCACCCGCAATACATTGGACACACACCCAGCCGAGTCGGGGTGTCTAGTCAGTGCACGGTCAGCTACGCTGTCGACATGACGACGAAGGGAACGCCCGGCCGCATGGTCCGCATCGACGACGAGATGTGGGCGGCATACGGCGAGCTGTGCACCGCCGAGGGCACCACCCGTGCCGACGACATCCGCCGGCACGTGCACTCCCGCGTCAACCAGTGGCGTGCCCTGCAGGAGAAGAAGGCCGCGCTGCTCCGTCGAGCGGCGAAGCAGTCCGAGTCCTGACACGTCCCCTCCTCTCCTCGAGCCCCGCTGTGTGCGGGGCTCTGTCGTGTGCGGGCTAGGCGGCGGTGCGCTTCAGCGCTTCCAGGCGTAGACCTTTTCGCCGCCGAGCATCGGGGCGCCCTCGGGTCCCTTGATGTGCGGAGCAATCCAGACCGGCCGGTGCACCTGGCGCTTCGGATGCCAGTGATTCCGCCAGTGACCACGCACGATCCACTGGTGGTGGTAGGCGTTGCCGCCTCCGGCATCGGTGCTCGACTTGGCGCGACGCAACTCAATGACGCGGACCGGCTTCGGTTCGTAGCCTGACCGGCGCAACCTCTTCTTCGAGGCGCGGTCGAGCTCCTCTTCAGAGGAGACCGTCAGCGGCTGCTGCATGAGCATGGAAGCGGTGCGCAGAACCCGGAACATGCCCTCGGTCAAGTCCTTGGAGCCACCGGCGTGACTGCAGTTGTGAGGCATCGCCATCGCGCCCTGGATGTGGAACCTCGGGACTCCCGCGGCGGGCTCTTGCCCCTTGGCAGCTGCAGTGGCGTGACGATCGAGGATCGGAAAGAGCAGGAAGGCTGTCCCGCCATCGAGTCGCGCCGCAGGGGCCCAGATGACGCCCGCGTAGACGCTGTGGTGCGGTTTGCCGCACAGGCAGTTCTCGGGCGTTGAGGTGTCCACGAACGCAGCCGGCGATCCTCCGAAGAAGAACAGGCCACGGTGGGCTGGCAAGTCCTCCAGGCTCACCTCGAACTCGGGCACGGTTTCGGCGGCGACCTGCGCCAGTTCACCCATGGCGGGAGCCACGTAGAACAGCTCGGCGTGGTCGATGGCGTCCCACATGGATCGTTCGATGAACTCCCGGTCGTAACCGTCGTCCTTCCAGCACCGCTCCATGAGCGGCACTGCTGCGTTCCAGAGGGCGCGCTCGTTTCGGTCGCGACGGGCCGCCGCAAGAGTGGCGCGCAGCTCGGGCAGATCTACAGGGCGGATACTCACGGCTTCTCCTGGGTGTCACGAGTCGGCAGGTCGACTTGCTGGCCGTTGATGCAGTGCCTCCACCAGCCGGGCCGGCCGGGTATGGCGATTGGCGGCCAGCCTTCGGTGGCGGTGACGTGGTGGGGCTCGGGCGGTTCGTCGACGACGAGCCGGAGGTGTCGGGTCATGCCGCCACGTCCAGCGCGTACTCGGGGTGGTCGCGGAAGGCGTGGTCGAGGTAGCTCTTGTGGACGCCGAGGCGCTGGGCGGTGGTGGCCCGGTCGAGGCCGGTCGTCCGCATGATCCAGTTGGCGTCCTGGGCGACCAGCTCACGGCGGCTGACGCCGTACTGCGGCTCGAAGTGCGGGTCATCGATGGCGCCGCACTCGTCCCAGTAGCTAGGGGTGGGCCAGCGGTTCGCCGCTGCCTGCTGCTTGGCCCGCTTGATGCTGGTCTTGCTGATGCCGTGCCGCGCCGGCTTCTGGTGGCGCATCTCGTCGTAGGCGGCGGTGATCCTCTGGGCGGTGGTGGCCCGGACTGTCGGCCGGTTGACGATCACGCTTCGGTTCGAGCGGTGGATGCCGGCCCGGTCGGCGACGTAGATGGACGGCCAGCCGATGGCCACGAGGGCCTGGATGCGGCGGCGGCTTCCGGTGCTGTCGACGTTGCCGGGGGTGTGGTCGCGGGTGTTGACGGCGAGGATCTTCGCGGCGACCTCCGGGGTGACTCGCCGCTTGCGGGAGGCGGTGTGGCCGTAGTCGTGCTGGGTGAAGTTCCGGACTGCCCGGTAGGTGAGTCCGGTGATGGCCGCGACGCGGTGGATGGTGATGCCTGCGGCGTGGAGCTGGAGCAGGTGTTGGCGGACGGGTTCAGCGTCGAGGAGCGGCTGCCAGGTGCCGGCGGCTTTGGCGTGGTAGCGCTTGTTCTCCCAGGCCCTGTACCGCTGGACGCATTCGGGGAGTCGGCACTGGTAGTCGCAGTAGCAGGTGAGCGTGTCGTGGTGCGGCGGTTCGCGGCGGGCGGTGGTCACTGTTCGTTCTCCTTTCGCTGCTTGGCGGTGTCGAGCGGGGTGGGTTCGGGCTGGAACGGCTTGAAGATGGCGACGTAGACGCCGGCAAGGGTCCACGCCATGGCGAGCCAGGCGAGGTATTCGATGACGGGGTTCACGCGGCCGCCGCCCTCCGCTGCTGGAGGCGGGCGTTGCGCCGCTGCCGCGCTATGGCCACGCCCTTGTCGGTGAGCCGCCAGACCGCGATCGGGTGGCCGTGGGTGGCCGGCGAGGTCGACGGCACGTACTTGCCGGTGTGCTCGATGATTCCGCCGCCCCGGCAGGCGTTGATCGCGGCGCCGAGGAAGCCGTGCCCGAGCTCAGGCAGGACGTGGCGCAGCATGTTGCACGAGAACTCCGGATGGACCAGGCCGAAGTGGAGGACGGCCTGCTCTACGAGGAACTGCGACCACTCGTCGGACTTGACGATCTCGGCGAGGAGGAGGTTCTTGTCGTCGGACGCGAGACGCTCGGCGACAGTGAGGCGGCGGGTCATGACGGGCTCCGATCAGGTGTGGGACTCTGAGAGGGGCCGCCGCAGGTTCGGGCCGCGGCGGCCCAGGTGCTGCTAGTCGACGAGTTCGCCCTCGATGGGGCCCTCGTCGTAGTCGCCGTCGACGGATCCGGGCGCCGGGGCGGGGATCGTGGCCAGCTGCTCGGGGGTCTCCGCGGCGACTTCCTTCGCGGCCCGCAGCTGCTCGCGCATGTACTCGGCGGACGTCGGCACCCACTTGGTCAGGCGGTGGGCGGCGGTCTTCATCCACATCGCTTCCTCGTCCGTGTTCCACGGGGACCAGGACTTGTCGGCGCTGTCGGACTTGGCGCGCGCCTTGGCGATGTGGCCCTTGTTGAGGACGACGACCTTGCTGGTGGCGCCGTCCTTCATGACGGCGTAGGCGTAGACGAGGCGGAGGTCGCCGCGGTCTTCGAGGTCCCAGTCGATGTCGTGCTGGGGCCGTTCGTCGACGCCGGGCTTGTACGTGAAGCTGTCGTGGGTGCGGACCACTTCGACGATGACGGAAGATACGGCGCCGGCCCGGTACATGAGCTCGATCTCGCCCTGGTAGCCGCGGACGCCGGTCACCTCGGTGCACCGCTTGCTCTTGTTCCAGCGGGGGACGAGGTAGTACTGCTCCGTCCCCGGTTCGAGGCCGAGGCGGGCGGCGTCCATGAGGACGGCGAGGAACTGGCCGACGTCGTTCTGCGCGGCTTCCAGGAGCTTTGGGTCGCGGCGAAGCATGCCCTGGGTGGTGCGGACCCAGGCGCCGACGCGGGCCTGGAGGTGGCTGGGCATGACGAGGGCGAGGCTGTCGCGGTACTGCTCGACGACGGCGCCCGGTGAGGCGTCGCGCTTCTCGAGGGCGTTGCCGATCTGGCTCACGTGGTGCTCCTGTAGGGCTGGAGGGCGAGGGTCGAGCCGTCGGGGTTGACGGTTCGGTAGGCGATGCGGCGGCCTTCGCAGACGGCGCGGTAGCCGTCGCCGATCCAGTCGAGGACTTCGCCGCGGACCTTGGTGAGTTCGGTCGAGGCCTGGTGGTGGGCCTCGTAGGCGTCGTCCCAGCGGCAGACGAGGCCGAACGGGATCTCTACGTCGCGGTCTTCGCGGCCGGCGGGCTGGACGCGGATGGTCTGGTAGGTGGCGTCGGCCCCATCGATGTCGGGCCGGTTGCCCTGGCGGACGTCGTCGAGGAACCGTTCGGCCGCGTCGCGGAGGATCTTCGCGTCGTCCTCGTCGTACTCGATGACGTACTCGCGGTAGTCGTAAGGCAGGATCAGCACCGCGAGACGTGCCGGCCGGTGGAGGCCCAGCGTGTCCTGCTGCCAGAGCACCTGGCAGCGGTAGTGGACGGGTACTTCGTCGCTGCCGTCCGGTCCCCATCCTTCGGGGGACGTGGTCGTCTTGATCTCGATGATGGTGTCGCCGTGGAGCCGGTCGGGGGTGGCGCGCTGCCAGTCCCGGTCCCGGTGCTTCCAGGTGCCGGTGGTCAGCAGCGGGTGCTCGGGGTGGCGCTCTGTGAACTCTTCGGCGACGTCGTCCTCGAAGCGGCTGCCCCACTTCATCTGCGGCGTCGGCTCGAACGGGGCGGTCGGCAGGCCGGCCTTCTTGTGCCAGAGGCTGAAGCGGGTCTGCCACGGGGACAGGCCGACGACCGCGGCGATCTCGGTGGCGGTGATGCACAGCCCGGCGCGGGCCTGCTCCCACTCGGGGGTGCCCGGCTCGAAGCGCCCGAGGAGGACACCGGTCGGGGTCTCGATGTCGGTCACTAGAACGGGACCCTCTCCGCGCGCCGGAACCAGAGGGGGAGGCGAACGACGGGGGCGGGGTCCCAGCAGTCGCAGAGTTCGACCTCGGGTGCCCAGTGGTGGTCGAGGACGTACTCGCCGCCGGTCTCGATGCCGCCGTGGCCGGCACAGGTGGGGCACTCCGGATGCGGGCCGCGGACGAGGTGGATCGCGCGCTGGTACATCTCGATGCGCCAGCGACTGAGGGGCAGGATGGTGCTCACGTGCCCTCCTTGAGGGTGTGGAAGGTGGGGCCCCGCGCGGTGCGGCTGGGTGGCGGGGCCTCCGATGGGCTGGTGGTCAGGCGGCGACCGCTGCGGCGGGCTCGTCCCGCTGGGCGCTCTTCCAGGTGTCGAGCTCGCGGCGTAGGGCGAGGTCTTCGCCTTCACGGCGGACGGGCATCTGGGCACCGAGGAAGTCGGGGGCGACGATGAGCGTCATCCGGTTCTCGCCGGTGGACCACATCTGGACCGGGTCGGGCAGGTTCCTCCAGGCGCCGAAGAACCGGGTCGACAGCGCCATCTGCGACTTCTCCGCCGGCTTGTCGAGGGCGGGCAGGAGGGCCTTGCGCCAGTCGAGCGGCTTGGTGTCGGCGTCCGTCAGGGAGATGGCGATCCTGGTGCCGGCCTCGCCGGACAGGACCAGGTAGCTGTCGGCGCGCTCCAGGCGGATCGGCTTGGCGTCCAGGAGGCGGAGTGCTGCGGCGATCTCCGGGACCTGCATGCGGTGGACGATCGCGGTCCACGGCTTGTCGTCGCCGCTGACGACCTGGGTGCGGGAGACGGCCATGGTGTAGCGGTTGGTGGCCATGGCGTACAGGTGGCGGCCGTCGTGGTCGAAGGTGATGGACTGGACGACCTCGGACTCGTACTTGCCGCCCATGTGGGGCTTGGTCTGGGCGACGAGGCGGCTGAGGGTGCGGTCGGCGATGGTGATCACGGTCGGACTCCTGAAGGGTTGAGCGCCGGGCCGGGGGCCGGTGTCATCCGCCGGCCCGGCGAGTGAGGGGTCACGCAGCGCCGACGTCGGCCTGCTTCCTGCTTGAGGGGTCGACGAAGTACTCGCTCGCGTCGAACAGGCCCTCCTCCTGGGGCGGCAACTGCTTGGCCGCCCGGCGGATCTTCGCGAGCACCGCGTCGTGGCAGGTGCGGCACATCGCGGCCAGGCGCTTCGCCGGCAGCTGCGAGGCGGTGACGAAGTCGCCCTCGTTGATCGGGTCGCGCGGCATGGCGATCAGGACGATCAGACCCATGCGGCTGACCAGCTGGCCGTTGACGCGGTCGCAGCGGCCCTGCTTGCCCGTGCGCTCCGGGTCGTGCTTCTTGCCGCACGCGCCCTGGCACTCGCAGCGGTCGCCCGCGTTCTTCATGACCGCGGTCCACACTGCGGCGCCGACGATCGGGGGACGGACGGTCATGACGCCTCCTTCGCCCAGGACGGGACGTGCGCCGGCTCGCTGGCCGCCTCGTCGACGGACACCTGGACGACGGGCCCGAACTGCTGCCGCAGCGGGCGGACGTCGGTGCCGTGCGGGACGGTCTCGACGTTCAGGTCGGACATGGCGTGCTCGTTGTCGTACTGGGCCTGCCAGGCGCGGTTGGCGGCGAGGAGCCGGTCGATGTCCTGGCGGGCGGCGGCCAGCGCCTCGGTGTGCCGTCCGCGCTCGAGCTCGATCTGGTCGGCGAGGCGGGCGCTCGTCGTCTTCTCGGCCCGCAGTGCGGCCTTCGTTTCGTCGAGCTGCTCGCGCAGTCCGGCGCGGGTCAGGCGGTGAATGCCCTTGCTCACGGAGTGGCCTCCTTGGCGGGTCGTTTGAGGTGGCGCCCCAGTCGGAGGAGCGCGATGGAGAGGGCGGCGGTGGCGGCGACGAGGGTCCAGGCCGGCCACTGCTGGTCGACGGTCACCGGACGTCCCCGAGGAGCTCGTCGGGGATGTCGACGAAGCCGGCGACGATCGAGGCGATCAGCCCGGGGTCGGTGACCCAGGCCGGTACGCGGCGCCGCGGCGTCAGGTCCAGGCCGGCGAGCAGCAGGTCCCCGACCGGGGCCGGTATCACCGGCAGCTCCGACAGCAGCTCGGAGGTCACCGTTTGGACCGGGCGGGTCATGACGTCGACTCCGGGGTGTCGATCCGCCGCTCCGACGTGCTGCTGTACGAGCAGCGGCCGGACTCTCGCCACCGGCAGACGACGATGTTCAGCACGACGCGGGTCCCGTCGGGGTCGTCCCACGAGTCGCTGTCTCGGCGCAGCGCGGCTCCGCGCTGGCACTCGGGGCAGCGGTCCCGCTCGGCTCGGCGACGCTTAGCGGAACGCTGCACGGAGGTGTCGCGGCGGGTGGTCATGACGCAACCTCCGGAATCACGTCGATGTGGGTGAGGCAGATGCCGCCCGCGTAGCCCTCCACCGAGACGACCGGCTCGCCGTGGCCGAGGATCCAGGCCGGGGTGCGGGTGACCGTCTCCAGGCGCGTGCACGGGTCGCTGGTCCCGAACGTGCGACCGTCCTCGACCCACTTCTGGTAGGCCACTGCGACCGGGTCGTCGGGGCGGATGCTCGGGTACGCCATGACCGGCGTACCGATGGGGAACCGGCGGTTGAACTCGTCAGCCTGACGCTGCCCCTCCGCCTTGTCGGCCGCGAGCTTGGCCTGGTACTCCTCGTAGCTCATGCCGCGACCGCCTTGCGGGCGGCGTCGTACTTGTTGATGCCGTCGACGATCGCGTGGCACTGCCACAGGTACTGCCAGTCGAACTCCTCGAACGACAGGTCCCACTCGTCGGGGAAGCGCAGCGTCACGTCACCGTGGCGGAACTGGGACGCGGCGAACTGGGCGGTCTCCTTGTACTCCGTGCTGTGCTCGTCCGAGTTGAGGATCTGCTTCCCGACCGCTTCCACGGTGCCCGGGTAGCGGGCCTCCAAGTCGGCGGCCTCGTCGATCAGCCAGGCTCGGAACTTGCTTTCCGACCAGCCCTTAGCCTTGCCTGCGAGGAGTTTCTCCTCCCAGTACTGCGGGTTGATCGAACGTCCGGCGCGGCTGTCGCGGAACAGGACAAGCATGTCCTGGGTGTCCGGGCCGAAGCGGCAGAAGTGGAATGAGCCGTGCGAGCCGTTGGCGATCAGGTTGTACGGCCACGTGATCAGGTCCCACCAGCAGAGGGAGCTCTCCTTCGGAGCGAATCGCAGGTGCCGGTAGAGCCCGTCGTCGTGGAGGACGGTCATCTGGTGGCCGGCGGTCTCCCGCTCAAAGCGGGCCTTGATCTCCGGGTAGTCGGTCATGCGAATCGCTCCGGGTTCGGGTCCGACGGGATGAGCTCCGGGTGCAGGAGCGGCAGCGATGCGAGGGTGTGGTCGAGCGGGTCGAGGAGGTGCCGGACCTCGGCGGCGATGCCCTCGGCGAGGCGACGGTCAGCGGCGGCCTTCACGTCGGCGGCCACCTGGGCGGTGGGCACGTCCAGTCGGGCGATCCCGCTCCTCGGCTGCCGGCAGCCCGTGCAGCCGGTGTCGTCACAGGCTTCGTCGTGCAGCTCAGGGATGAACGGGTTCGCGGTCATGTCGGCGAGGTGCTGCCACAGCGGGTTCGTCGGAGTCGCCATCACCGGCCTCCCGCCTTCACGAGCAGGCCCGGGTTGTAGGCGCCCAGCACCTTGTTCGCGCGGGCCAGGTCGGCGAGGCGGTCCTCGCGGTCGGCCCGGTCATCGGCGGAGGCCAGCGGGCGAAGGGTGCGGATCTCGGCCGCCAGCGTCTCGGCGTCGATCTCCGCCTGCAGGATGTGGATCGGCAGCTTGCCGCCGATCATCGCGGCCACCGAGTCGGGCATCGGGACCTTGGGGAAGTCGACGGTGATCACGCCGTCACCTCCACCGGCACCAGGCGGTACTCGGCGCCCGGCAGGCCGGCCGTCAGGCGGGCCAGCCGCTTGTGGGCCTCCGCCGCCGGCAACGGCTTCGCGCCGCACAGCTCCCAGCCACCGTCCAGGAGACGGAACTCGAAGGTGAAGGTGGGGGTGGGGTTCTGAGAGAATGTGGACATGGTCCACGCTCCTGTTCTTCAGGGTTCTGGTGGTGTGGATCAAGGGCCGTCGTCGGAGGTCAGAGCCCGGCGGCGGCCCGCATGCCGCCTAGGCGGCGAGGGCCGGCGTGGGCTTGCGGGTGCGGCGCGGAAGTCGGGGCTCCGCCGGCTTCACTTCCGGCTGCGCGTCCCGCTGGGTGGCCTGACCCTGCTGGGCGATCCAGGCGTCGATCGAAGCGATGCGGGCGGCGACGCGCTTTCCGAGGAGGAACGACTCGGGGCCCTTGGCCTGCATACGCCACTTCCGGTAGGTGCTGGGCGTGACGCCGACGCGGGATGCGATTCCGAGGATCACTTCGCCGGTGTTCTTGTCGACGTAGTCCTCGATCCAGACAATCCCGGGCGGCGGCTTCTGCTGGGCGAGCTTTCGGTTGCTCATTGGATCTCCTATCTGGGGGGCGGCTGGTTCGGGTGGTTGCTGCGCCTCCGAGTCGCTTCGTTCGGATTCGGAGACGCCGGTGGCGCGAAGAGGACTCGGACTCCTACGCCGACGGCCTCCGCTATGGCACGGGCGGTGTCGGAGTCGCAGTCCTTGCGCTCTCCGGTGAGCAGGTGGCCGATCAGGGCGTGATGCGAAAGCCCTACGGTCTTTGCGAGTTCTCGGATGCTGTACGAGCGTCCGCGTTCCGGGTGATCCATCGCGTGTCTGAGGATCTTCGGATCACGGAGGGCATATCGGTCGCTCATGACTCTCCATCGGAACAGTTCGGCTCGCGATGAGAACAGTAGAGCACAGCAGGAGCCGACTCGTCTACGGATCGGAACGGCCGGATGTGAAGTTTCGGCAAAACGGTCGCTCGGATAGCATCGATCCGTAGACGATTCGTCTTCATGGGCGGATGGTTGTACGGCCCGACCTGCGATTTGTAGAGTCGGCGCGGACTAGACGAGAGACACTCGGCGTGAACGAGACCAGAGGAGAAAGCGGCATGGAGGCCCCCGCCCCCGACCTCAACCGCGACACCGCCTCACCGGAGCCACTTCCTGACAACCTTGTCCGGGACATGGACCGCGACGAGTTGAGCCAGCTCGTGCGTCAGGTCAACGCGGAGGGTGTCTCCTTCGGCAAGATGGAGCAGCGCGCCAGCGCCGCCGGCTACCCCGTCTCCAAGCCGTACTTCCAGAAGATGGCAACCAACGCCGTTGCCACGGCGCCGGACCCGGACCAGCTCGCCGGCCTGGCGGCAGGCCTCGGCTTCCCGGAGAAGATCGTCAAGCGTGCCGCAGCGGTTCAGTACCTTCAGTACGAGGCCACGGAGCTATCGGGCTATGACGACGACGTGCGGATCATCGTGGCTCACCTGGCTGGCATGGAGCCGAAGGACCGACGCCGGTGGCGCGCGATCATCGAGGCCGACGAGAGGGCCAGGCAGGACGACTAGCGTCCAATGAACAGGCGACCGAATCCGGAACAGGACATTGTGGCTCGCTCTCAGTGAGCGTATGGTTCCGGATCCGAACACTTTCGCCTCAGGGGACCCCCATCACCCTGCTTGCCCCACGGGGGTGGACTGTGCTGTCTGTTCGCTTCGAGATTGCTGACCTTCCCGAGGAAGCGCCCGTCCGCGTGAAGGAAGGCCGCGGGCGCCTCACCTACGAACTGCACCAGGGGCTGTTCCTGCCCGAAGGCGTGGCCGCACTCAACTCGGCCGCCGCGCAAGTCATCGCTGGGGGACAGTGGTTCCAGTTGTGGCGGGGCGAAGTCGTGTCGCTCTGCTCGCCAGAGTTGAGGAGACTGCCGTATGCCGGGGTATATCGAGGATCGCTGGTTCAGGAAGGGGCCCGTCGATCCTAAGACGGGCAAGTCGACCCGGGAGAAGACCAGCAGACACGGCAAGGGCAAGCGGTGGCGGGTCGCCGGCATCCCCGGCGTCCGCGACCGCAGCTTCGAGAAGCTCGAGGGACCCGACGGCGCCAAGAAGTGGCTGAAGGACTCGGCGACCGACACCACGCGCGGAGCCTTCTACGATCCGCGCGACGGCAACATGCTCCTCGATGAGTACGTGCGGCAGCACTGGTGGCCCAACCTCCGCAAGCCGCCCGGCACCAAGCAGTCGATGAAGCCTCGGGTCTTCAACCACATCCTGCCGCACATCGGGCATATGCCGCTGAACCGCATCGGCCACGACGAGATCAGGGCCTGGCTCACCCGGGTAGAGCAGGACATCGACGTCAATACGGTGCGGACCACCTGGCGCCACTTCTCCTCGATCATGCAGGCTGCGCACAAGGCGAAGCGGATCCCGGAGAACCCGTTCCGTGACGAGGATCTGTCTCCGCCGGCCGCTCCCCCGTCGAAGGCCAAGGCCTGGCCCAGGGAGACCGTCGCTGCTGTACGAGCCGAACTGGGTGCCCGCTACGGCATCCTGCTCGACTTGGGCGTCGCGGCCGGGCTGAGGCAGGGCGAGTGCTTCGGCTTCTCCCCCGACGACATCGACGGGGAGGAGATCAACGTGGTCCGCCAGGTCGTGCTGGTCAACAGCCGTCTGGCCTTCGCCCCGCCCAAGGGCAACAAGACGCGCGTCGCGCCGTGCCCGCCGGAACTGGCGCGCGCCGTGAAGGAGTACGCCAACGTCCATCCCACGATCGAGGTGACGCTCCCCTGGGTGGACCCGGACCGGCCGAACCTGGAATGGGAGAAGCGGCCCAAGCGCACAGTACGACTCCTTGTGACGACCTCACGCAAGGGAGCGGTCAACAGGTCGACGTTCGACGAGAAGGCGTGGAAGCCGGCTCTAGTGCGGGCGGGAGTCATCCCGGAACCGACGGTGGAGCGGGTGGAGAGGCCCGGTCAGCGGCCGTTGATCCGCACTCAGTACGGCATGCCGCGGGAAGAGGGATTCCACGTCACGCGGCACACGTTCGCTAGCGTGGTGCTGGCTGCGGGTGAGACGATTACGCAGCTGGCCGCGTGGCTGGGGCATAGTGATCCGGCGTTCACGCTGAGGACTTACGTGCACTTCATGCCGAAGTCGGGCCGGCGGGCGCTTGCGGCGCTGGGCGCTTGGATGGCTCCGGCCAGTGTTCCCGCTCCTCGTGAAGCCCCGGAGCCCAGCGATTCTCCCCAGATTCTCCCCAGCGAGCTGGTCGATCAAGGAAATCCGAGCTAAGGACCAGGTCAGAGGCTTATGGGGCAGACGAGTCGGGCTGTACGCCGGGTTCTGTGCCCAGCAGGTTTGCGACCTGCCGACATCTCCCTCTGAGAGCCGATAGGCCTCTGACCTTGGTTCTCTTCTGTTCTCTTGTTGGGTCGATGATGGGTCGATGTTGGGGTATCTGAGCCTCCCCCGCCGCCCCCCACCCCCAGATTC